CTGTGCTGCCTCTTCAATCTTCTTGGGTTCTTCTTTTGGCTTCATTGAACCGTCAGGGTTACGCTCAGAAGGAGAAGGCACTTTCAGGCTCTTAATCGATTTTTTATCTTCGATAGAGCGCATTAAAGTTTTGAAAGATTTAGTTCCTTCTTGGATTCCGTCGGTTTCTTCGTTAATTTTACTCAATGTAGATCCTTGATGAATTTCTTTGTGTTTAGGGTAATATGGGTTGGTTCCAATAACATGAACGTCTTCACCATTGACAAAGGTAACTTGACCTGTTTTACCTTCCCCTGTTTTTACTTTATCACCTTGTCTAATACTATGGGTAGGTTGATCAACTTGTGCTGACTTGTTCTTGGTAGCCAAATATCCTACTGCAGCAGGAGCTCCCCATGCTTCAGTAACAGGTTTTGATTTTCCAAACATAGCTTTTCTCTTGAATGTTGCGCCCATAGGGCCTTTTTTGATCTCGTGCTTATATGCAACAATAGCTTTACCCGGATGCTTTTCTTTGAAGTGTCTAATGGCACTATGAATCTCATCGTAGTGCTGAGTGGTATGCAGGAGCCCTTTACCAGGCTCTGCATCTTTCAATCGAATGGTGTAATATTCTAATAGCATTTTATCCGTTATACTTTTTTTCAATTGCTTTTAAGTTTTCTTTATGTGCTGCTTCGGCATCCTTGATTGTTTTTCTATATTCAACACCTCGCTCAAAGTAATGCTTCATTACACCTTTTTTCTTATCTTTAGCACCTGATCGATTACCGAACGATCTAAATCTTTTTCCTGAAGGTTCTACTTGCTTATAAAGTTTGTCTTGTAGCTCGTCTGCCTTAGCCTGATATGCTTTAGTTCTACGATCACCTTTTATGCTATCGACATTCTTTTCATATTGGTCAAATCTACCTTGGTGATATCTTTGAACTAACCCCATTGAAATTTCATCTAGTTGACCATAAGCGTCAGATTCCATAAATTCTTCTAGCTCTTCTTCGCTATAGTTTCCGAATGTTTCATCTAAAAAAGAATCTACTTCCTCACTCACTTTTTTTGCAGCCAAACCCAAACCAGCACGGCGTGATTTAGCTTTTGCTGCGTGTTTGTCAGCCATGGTGTTAAGCGTATCTTGTTCAGCAGGATCTTCAGGGTCAGCTAACACTCGAAGATTTCTTGCTTTTGTGGCGTGACGCTGCGAGTCAGCAGATGCTTTATACATGTAGTTCTTAAGAGTCTTGGATGACAGCTCATTTAGACCTTCAACTTCCTCACTCACTTTTTTTTTAAATTTTGCGTCTTTCTCGTCAGAATCGTCAGCATCTTCACCTGACTCGTCAGAATCATCGCCAGAATCATCAGAATCGTCACCTGACTCGTCAGAATCATCGCCAGAATCGCCCTTATCTTTGTCTAGCTTTTTCTCAGCTTCGTCAGCTTCGTCTTCCGCATCTTCAGCTTCTTTTTCGTCTTTGCCGATTTCATAAGGAGTTTTGCCTTCACCGAACATTGTTTGAGCAACATCCATTCTCATATCATCGATTTTCTCAGATGTTTTCTCAGCCATGATTTGATCAAAGGTGTCCTTGACTGCTTCCTTATCACCTGCGATGATTGCTGCTAATAGATCTTTTGCTGACATTTTATGCTCCTTGATTTTGATTCTGTTGTTGTTGATTCTGTTGGTCTTGGTATGCGCCCATTTCTTGTTGCTGCATTCCCATTTCAGCTTGTTGCTGAGCCATCTCTTGTTGCTGTTCAAACTGTGCTAGCTGTGCATACCACTCTGGATGTTCTTCTTTTTCTGCATCCATTTGCTTATCTAGTTCTTCGATCTCGTCATCACTCATCTGGAACAGGTTGCGGCGCAACTGTTCGACACTGAAGTATTTACCAATATACATGTCAGCCATTTGAGCCACTTGCAAGCGAGCCATCATCAAATCTTGATTCTTTAGCTCACTGAAGAAGTTGTCTTTCTGGAATCTAAAGGTAATGAGTTCCTTTATTTCTTCCCAATCATCATCATTGATGATCCCTTTTAACAACAACTGCATTTTAAGAAGATCGTAGAAGAGTTCGCTGAATTTGCGTCTAATTTTTCCAATGAACTTCTGGAACTTAACCTCGTCTCTAGATATCTCAGTACTACGACCTAAGCTAAAACCTTGTTCTGGTTGAAGGCGTGATACAGGAATATTCAGAGCCATGTAAAGCTTGTTCTGGAAATATTCAATATCAGTCAACTCACCAAGGTTCTGTCCACCAGGTAGTGTTGTGATTTCTGTTCCTTTACCACCATCACGGCGAGGCATCCAGAAATCTTCTAACATGGACATATACTTTTTGTCATCACGAACTTCGCCCGTCTTAGCATCGTACACCAGCTTATTACGGTAACGGTTCATGATGTCTTTAACATACTGCTCTGCTTTTGCCTTAGGCAAGTTACCTACGTCAACGTAAAATATACGGCGCTCTGGCGCTCTTGACAAACGGTAAATAACAACTGCGTCTTCAAGCATACGAAGCTGATTAGCTGCTCGTAGTGCTTTTGAAAGGTAGCTCAAAACAGCACCAGTGTTCATATCAACGAAACCACTCGGTGTAAAGATGACCGAATCATCTGTTAGCTTGACACCCTGCGCTGTAGTTGCGGCCTGGGGTGTAGCTGTGTTTGTTTGAGCAACAAAGCCGTTCTGTGAGTAAACATAATACTCCTTAACGCCTTTGATAATTTCAACACCCTCAGGTGTTTTGTCTTTGATTAGTTCACGAACCTTTTTGATTTTTGTTGCTTCGATAGGACGAATTTCAACAATACCATTGTTAGGGTTCTTGTCAACTAGTACGTTGTGGTAAAGACGACCATCAACATACCATTTCTTGAAAAGGTCAGGAGCTTTTTCATTAAACTTCAACAAGCGCAAGATATACTTGAACTCATCATTAATTTTCTCCTTGATTGCATCAGATGTTTCAAGACGATCTGATACTAGCTCAACTAACGGTGAATCATCCTCATATGGGATAGCTTCATTAACAATATCTTGAATAGCAATATCAACGTCAGGGAAGAGTGAAACTTCCCTGTAACGTCGAATAGCTTGGACTTCATCCTTAACGGTGCCGTCCATATCAACATAATAACCATAGTAGCCGGCGCTTGACGATACCGCTTGGGTACCATCATCCATTTCAGGATCGATAACGGAAGGAATGACTTGCTCAACCGCCGTCTTAGCTTTTTTGCCGCCAAAAGTGAATCCAAAAAATTCCATACTATATACCTATCAACTTAAATTACGGGAATACCAATACCTGCAATATTAACACCTGCACTGATCAATCCACCGTCTTCAGTCTCATAGTGTTCGTATGCGAAGGTAACTGGGAATTCTTCAACTTGATCATTCATACCAAAGTCTAGAGAAATTTCTCCAATGTTTTGAGGGAATGCACCAACAAACTTGTATGTCTTGACAACTACGCCGTTACGATCCAGCTGAGAAACAGACATGTCTGCTTTGTAAGCGAAAGGTGATGTGTTACCAGTGTTGTCAATAAAGTTATTCATTGCATTCGACCATGTTTCCATAGCATTACGCAACAAGAAGTTGTTGTCGTTATAGATCGAAACAGACCAAGGGTTGAACACTCTCTCACCTGCTAGAGGCACCATACGACCATGATAAAACACGGTTGCCACGCCAATATCAATCGCAGGCAAAGATGAAGCTTTGATTAAGAAAGGTGCAGCCAAACCAGCTAGCTGGTTGCTAGCAATGGCTGGGAATGTAAGTTGTACTCTGAACTGGTTTGGGCGAGCACCACCGCCCAACAAAGCACTTTTGAATCCGACTAATGAACTCATATATTATCTCCTTGATTACTCTTTTATTTATTAGGCAACTTGATTGAACTGAACTTGTGACTTTGTTGCGATAAAGTTCAAGGTAATGTAGTTGATGCTGTATAGAGGCAAAATGTAGATGTCAGCAACAAACTCATTGCGAGAGCGAACTTCTTCAGTGTTGTTAGATGTGTCACAAACAACCTTGAAGTCTTGCAGACCACGACGACCTTGGACTGTTCTCAAGAATGGCTCAACCAATGCTTTGAACTGAGCACGGGTGAATTCATCGTTCAACTCGAACAACTGATACTTAGCAGCATCTGCAATTGCTTTCTCTAGGATAATGAACAAACGACGGACGTTGATTCTGTCGAATGCGCTAGACTTGCTTTGCAGAGTCTTGTCACCATAAAGAACTGTGCCTTGTCCTGGGAATGCTACAACAGCGTTGATTCCTTTTGGATACAGAATATCACGAGAAGCTTGATCAAGGTTAGAACTTAACTTAGTTACGTTCTTGATTTGACCACGATTGTAACCAGCAGGCGAGAACCATGGTTCCGCTTCTGAGTCAGTACGAGCACACAAACCAGCTACGTCACCACACAATGGGACCCAACGATACTTCTTGTTGTAGTTATCGAACTGATATTTGAAACCACTGTCCATAACAGCGTATGAACTGTTAATGTTCAAAGTTGTCTCCTTGTACGCAGCAAGATCTGTAACCAGTGTAGTACGGTCAAGGTAAGGAACGCCTGAGTTGTTAGGTGTGATGAATGCAATAGAGTCCTTACGAACCTCGCAGATGCTTTGAACAACATATCTAACCACATCGGCACTGAATGCTGATGTAATGAAGAACGACACATTGTACTCTTCTTTGTTTGCAAGAATATCAAATGCTGCTTTGATTTCGCTATCTTGAGGAGCCGATCCTGTTGCACCAAAACCTAGTGATTTGTCATCAACTGTAGTAGTAACAAATTGTGCGAACTTCTTAGTTGAAGCTTGAGCGTCGTATGCTGTTGAACCAAATGCAACATAACCTGCACCTGTTCCGTTATCAATCAGATCACCTGCAGCAGGGTATGATGCCCAGTAAATGTAGTTTGAGAATGTGTTAATGTAGTTCTTGTAGAAGATGCTTTCGCCCTTGTAGTTAACAGCATCAGATGCCTTAGACAAACCTTCATGCAGCTCAAGAACAGTACCAGGTTTACCTGAAATAACACCAGTTTTATCGATAACAAAAACAGCTAGCTCATCACGCTTGTCTGTATCACCGATGGCACGACTTGCAACATAATCAGTTGTGCTTGGTGCACCTTCCTTCAAGTATGAAGCGAAAGTTCTACCTTCAGCGTCGAGGTTATTAGCACCCCAGTGTCCTACATCTGTATCTGCGAATTCTGCGAAGTTGCTCTGATCGATCATTACGATACGTAGGTTGTTACCTAGAGTACCAGGATGTTTGCATACCCATCTGCCTGCTGTTAGCAAGTTAGCATCAGAGGTTACTTCATATTGATCAGCATTAGAGATCTTGATTCCTGCTGAAACCGCAGCGTTCAGAACCCCAGCAGGAGCAACACGAACAACCCAAAGCTTGTTTGAGTATTGTAGATAGTTCCATGCTGAGAACCATGAGTTAGCGTTGTTATCGTTTGGCTTACCAAACACTTGCACTAACTGATTAGCGCTGCTAATGAGAATAGGTTTCTCCATTGGACCACTAGAAAAGTTACCAACGATAGCACCTTCGTTTGTAGGTGAGAATGTAACAACTTGAGATAGATCCTTCTCAACTACAACCACACCTGGTGATGTTTGAATAGCCATAAAAACTCCTTTTTAAATTATAATGGTCTCGAGCACATGAATCAATTTTGTTTAATATTTATTTGATTCGAATCTCGAGGTTTTAGCGTAAGGTCAAGAAATCCACGTTCTCTTCGTCATGAATACCGTCATTCATGAATCCAAACGGGACAAGATCTTCCTCAATAGCTGAGATTGATTTTTCATACATCTTCAATCTAACGTCTTTGTCTGAAAGGTCTCTGAACCATGGTTGTGTTAGCAGCCATGCAAACAACACCCCACACATAACTGCATCATCATGGAACCCTTCGTCGGCTTCATATGATCCTGAATCAGCCTGAACAAAGGTACTTAGTTGAGTCACAAAATCATAGTCACGAACCAAAATCTGGTTCTTTTCGATCATATCTTTCAAGTTAGCACAACCAATACGCTTGGTTTTTTTGGTTGTGCGAATTCCTGGATAAGGGTCGGCTCCCTTTTTACCTAACGTGTCTCCTGACTTAGTCCAGAACTGATTTTCGTATTCAAACTCGTAGTATAGGTCATTGGCTACCTGAGCACCAACATCGTTGATCTCCACAAGTATATATGCTTCATTATAGATGCGAGCAACACGCTGAATGATGTTAGTGTACATCATCGGTGAAATTTCATTGTTGTTATACGTTGCAACTTGAGTGAATGGGTATTGTGACACATCCCAAACCACAAAAGCAGAAGCATCAAGATGTCGGCCTCTAGACACATCAACAGTCATAACGTATGAGTTACCTTTTACAGGATCTTCGTATACCTTTAGACCTTTATATGCATCATTAGTGTGTTCTCTGGTAGGGGTGTCATAAGACAATCTAGCCATTGTTGCTGCTGTTAGCAACTGGCGTGACGAACCTAGGAATTCTGCATCAAGTTCCTGAGCAGCTTTTAGTTCACCAAGAATAGATTTTTGTGTCTCATACCACTCCTGGTCACGTCCAGGTGTCTCATACCAATGCACTCTTAGATGAGTAAATCCGTTTAATCCTTTTTCAGCTTCATTCCAGAATTTATAGAAGTGGTTGAAACCGTTAGGCGTTGAGGTCATAAACACCTTCGACTCTTTACCAGCAGTAATTGTCGGATAAACCGCCGTAAAGAATGCCTCAGCCATATTGTTTTCAACGAATGCGAATTCGTCAAGGTATAGAAGGTTAACTGTCTTACCACGGGTACCTGATGATGATGTAGCAGCACCGAATACTTTTGAACCGTTCTCTAATACAACAGAACCTCTGTTCCAGGTAACTACGCCTTGTTGTAACCACTTCGGTAGGTTTTCGTATGCAAGACGGAAACGATCCATAATTTCATATGCAGTTGCTTGCTTGTTCGCCATAATAGCAACAGACTTGTTATCGTTGAAGATGACATACCAAACAAAGTACGCAGCCGACACAGTGGTCTTGCCTTGCTGTCGAGCTGTCAAAAAGATTACACGCTTGTTCTCGTGGTACGCCTTAATCATGCGCTCCTGATACTCATAGAGATCCATGAGAACAATACCACGGTCAGGGTGAACTACCTTGACATAGTTTTTAATGAAGTAAATAGGGTCGTTAGCACACTTCTGATACTCTTCAATCATCTCCTGCGTGTAGGAGATTTGACTGCCAGACGGTCGAAGATTTGCGTTCGACCTAAATGATAGCTGGTCGATAAATTGTGCTATGTCAAAAGGAAGCATTATTTAACTTGTCTTAATACAGGAATATGAGACATACCTAGTTCAATAGCTCTTTGCATTCTGTGGTTGCCATCATCTATATAACCGTCATGGTGTAAAACTGGGGGGTGCTTCAATAAACTATCGTGGCTAATGTTCATTTTTCTAGTTCTGTTCATTTTATCGGGATGTATAACTGAAGTTTCAGCATGTTCGTCAGTAAACTTCCTGTGTTTCTTAGCATCTTCTAGAGAAACATGTTGCAACTCAAACTTACTATTTTTAATATGGTCTGCTCTTTCTTTATCCATAAAGACATTTTTCCTCATGTAATCATGGACAGCACTACCTTTTACTTTATCCCCAATCTTACCCCAGCTATGACCAAGATGGCGGCTAATTAAATGAGTTAAACCTTCATTGAACTGTTTGTACGTTTTCATTCTGGTTTATTCCCTTTTAGCATCTTGTTAAGGTCAGCGGAGTTTCCTACAAACACCGCAGTGTTGTTATTAGTGACTTGTTGCGGTTGCTGTCCTACATTACCCTTGCGAGCAGCTTTAACTTTCTGCTTGTCCTCGCCTGTTTGAAGCAACTGACGGTTTACATCTGCGAGATTTTTAAGCAGAGTACCAACAACTTCGTAAGCACGAGGATTTTCAGACAGAGAAGCAATACGCAGAGCGCCGGCAAGAGCCATTTGCCCCTGTTGAATGATCTCATAATAATTTGACCTAACGTACTCATAATCTTGGTCCTCAGGTTCTTCTGTAATTACAGGAAGAACTTTCTCCTTAACATCGGTTGGCGAAAAAATATCCGCAGGTGCAATGTCTAAAATTTTTGTGATCTCATCCATTAAGGTGTTGTCCAATTCTCATCAAGTGTGAATATGTCGTCCTCGTTAGCTTCTTGAGGGTTAACTGCTACTGTGTAAGTTTCACTCACAGTTCCGTCCATCTCATTAATATTAGCGATAGCTTCCTTAATAACACTGACGTTACTATCAGTAGGACCAAACAAGTTCAATTTCATTTCAAAAATGAAGTCTT